AATCGGTCAGCCGTTTGCCCTTGCGCATCCGTTGCTCGAACAGTAAAACTAAACAATGTATCTGAAGTAATTCCACTTGATACCGTTCCTGTTATTGTAGCAGAACCAACACCAGTATTCAATGATAGACCGGTAGTAAGAGTTCCTGATTGTATTGCAAATGATGTCGCGTTAGTTGCCGTAATTGTAATTGTTGAAATAGTGTCTCCAGCAGAAAATGAACCTAATGACCCTGCTGAAGTTACCCATGCAGGTGCATCAGAAACTGTTAGTACAGCAGATGTTTGAACCGCGTTACCATCTGGGTTTTCAATATATAATAAATAACTACCATCAACTGGCAGTGTAAATTTTACTGTGATCTGTGATGCTGAGTTATAAGCTACTTCATCAGCAGATACTCTAGCACCTGTAGATGAATTGATTGCTGTAACTAATGGTACAGATACAAAGTTACCACCTGCAATAACACAAGTTGTTTGTGCGTTTTCAATTACGTTTGGAGTTATAGATGTAAAAGTTGGTCTTGTCTCAGTTGTTAAAGTTATAGATCCACCAAGCGCTACTGCTTGACCGTTGATTGTAATTTGTCCTGAACCTGTAAGAGCTGAGTTTGCAATATTCTGTGTTCCAGCAAACGTTGCACCTGCAGGGATAGTTATAGTATCTCCACTATCTCCTAATTGCACGTTGGTCCCGGACCTTGGACTAATTTTATTTACTTTTACTTCACTCATATTATTCTAATAAATCCCATTGTTGATCTGTTTCATTCCAAGCATATTTTTGACCATCTGTAGGATACGCAATTGGAGCTTCCCAACGACAAGTATCTTCATTTAATATCCAACTATCAAAAAATTTTGGTGGAATAAAAGCATCTCTAGTTTGATCATATTTAAAACCTTTACTAGCAAAATTTTTTCTTATATTTCCATTATAAGAAGTTTGTTTCCAAACTGCTCTATCATTGTATAAATTTTGTAAAAATTCTACACCAGCTTGTTCAGTAGTTGCAATATCATTTGATACTACTTCAACTTTTTCAATTATATTTCCTATACCTAATTTTGCAAAATGAGCCATTATCCTGTGTAACTCCCACTACTATTAAATGTTAATATTGTATCTGCACCAGATGTTGAAACTGTTGGACTTCCTGTTGTAGTTGATGAATAACTTGCGGTTGGAACTCTTAAAATAACGACACCAGATCCACCATTACCAGGATCTCCATTACTTCCAGAAGTAGAAGCAGCACCTCCACCTCCACCAGTATTTGCAGTACCAGCTGAACCAGCTGAACCACCTCCACCAGAACCAGGAGAACCGACATTTTGATTAAAAGAACCTCCAGCTCCTCCACCACCTCTTGTAACAGATGAGCCTGTAATTGAAGACGCTAATCCAGAACCACCGCCTCCACCAGTAGATGATGTACCATTTCCACCAGCAGATCCAGCTCCACCACCACCTCCAGATTGAAGTGCATTATCAGAACCACCATTAGATGTTCCAGCATTAAAACCTTGATTAGATGTTCCACTACCAGCAGTACCTTGAGTAGAACCAGGATTTGATGCACCAGAACCACCAGATCCTCCATCTTTTCCATCTTTGTCTGGACTTCCAGAGTTTCCTTCTCCTCCTCCACCTCCTCCAATAGATGTAATTGTTGTAATGTTTGATCCAGAAATAGAAGAATTATTACCGTTACCACCAGGAGAATTATTACTTGCAGAACCACCAGCACCAACTGTAACTGTGTATTGTGTTCCTACAGTTAATGTTAAACTTGTTTCTGAACTTCCACCACCACCAGAAGACTCTGTAGAATATGAGTTTCTATATCCTCCAGCTCCACCAGCTCCACCAGTATAACCAGCTGGATTATCTCCAGAAGCTCCTCCTCCAGCAATAATTAAAAAATCTGCACTATATGTTTGAGTGTGTGCAACAGTGCTATCTAAAAATGGAATCCAACCTTTAGTTGTTCCAGAGTAAATAATTTTAATTGATTGTCCATTACTTGAATAAACTGGATTACCACTACCACCTTGAAATTTTAAACTATTTAAATTCAAAGTCATTGCGTTTGTTCCCCATGATCTTGAATAATCTGAAAATTCTATTATATCTCCTACACTAACAGAAGAAGGTAAAGTTGCAGTAATTGCACTTGATGTTGTATTTACCCAATATCCTTCACCAGCAACTGCTGTAAATGCAGAAGTTTTGATATTGGATTGCCAAGATGTTCCTGTTTCAATTGTTGTAGATCCACCTAAAGCTACAGATGCACCATTAATAGTAATTGCACCTGAACCAGTTAATCTAGCATTATCAACTGTTCCTGTTAATTGAGTAGCAACAATAGATTTATTTGTTAAAGTCTGTGTTCCATCAGTTGTTACAACATTTGCAGGTAAAGAAGTTGTTGCATTCGATGCATCTAAAGTAGCTCCTGAAGGAACTGTAATAGTATCACCTGATTCACCAACCTGTAAAGCTGTCCCTGACTGTGGTATAATTTTATCTACTTCTATTTTACTCATTATATAATTACCAAATTACCTGTTACTGTTACAGTTCCTGAAACTGTTACTGGCCCTGCTAAAACTCCTGAGTCCATTGTTTGTGTATCAGAAATTGTAGAAGCATGTGTTGTTACATATGTTGTGGCTGTCATAGCTGCAGACGGAGCTCGCTTTGCAGGGTAAGTACAAAATACAGTTTTAGTTCCAGCACTGAAATCTACTTTATTGTCTGAGTTTGAAGAGGAGATAACGGTATCTCTTGAAAGTGTATCAGTAGCTGCATCAGTTACTGTTCCAATACCGACTTCAAATTCAGCAGTTCCATCTAGTGCTATCGCATAAAATGTATTATTAGTTGTACCGATACCTGCAACAAAAGTTTCGAAACCAACTTCGGTTCCTGTTAAACTAAATGTTCCAGTTCCAGTAGTTGTACTAGTCTGTTTAACTCTGTCGTTAAGTACAAAAGCCATTTATTTAATCCTTATCTATTACGCGTCGCCAAGTCTAATGATAGCGTTTGATGCATCAGGCGTAGGGAACTGAATAATAAAGTCTCCGTTAGTCGCCGTCTTGTTTCCACCAAAGTCCAATACCAAGGCCAATTCGTTTCCGCCTCCAGTTGATTTATATATAGCAGCTCCTGCAGCAGTCAACGTTACAGAAGGAAAAGTTAAATCTTGAAAATCAACAAATGAAGTTGTTGTTCCTGCAACTCCGTTGTTAGTTAGATTATTTCCACCTGTTGTGTAAGATGTTCCTGAAGAACTAACTTCACCGTTTCCTGTACCTGATAGATATACAGTTGATGTTACACTGTATCCTGAGATGCTAGTATACAAAGCACACTTAAAAACGTTTCCTCCATTACCGGATGTATCAAAATTAAAAGTTCCTTTTAATAATCCTGATTTGAAAGAATTAGGTACTATGTTTGCCATTTATTTATCTCCTTATTTATGGTGATGGTGATTTTAAAGGAGTACGTATAGCACCATCTTGCCATTCGTCTCTGCGTCTTCTACCTTGTTGTTCGATAGAGTACGATTGTAAAGCTCTTCGATAAGCCCCTTCGTAGTATTGTAACATATCTGCGGGACCTTTCAAGTATCCATAGGCTTCTACCAAACTAGCATATAAAAGTAAATCTTGATATTTATTTGATAAATATGTGGTTTGAGAATCTGAAGTAGTTATAGTTGTTGGTTGCTTAATATAAGCTAAAGTTATTTCAAAAGCAGCGTTTGGTGTAGGAGCCACAACCCAAAAATTAGCATCCCAGTTAGCATAATACTTTGGAATTCCTGACGCTGTTCCAGGTGTATCATAGAATTCTGCCATGTAAGAAGTGTCTTTTTTCTCTAAAAATACTTGTTTATTGTTTGAATCTTTTAATTGAACATATCTAATTATTCTTAAATCAGATGGTATTGTTACATATCTATTACCTACAGATAAAGTGGATGTAGCATAAAATCTATTGTCATCGGAATCAGAATCTCTGTAAATTCTATTCTCTGCATTTTTTGCCATAGTCGTTAATATTGTATTTGTTAATACAGTATCATCAACTTCTGTATAATCTCTAACATCTGTTTTTAAATTTAAAAAAGTATAAGCCATTATGCTACAATCTCCTGACAAGCTTTGCAGCTTTTTTTAAACCTTAAGTGAGTATCACAATGCTCTGGTTTAACTTCTTCTAAGATAATAGCTTGTTTTTTAGGTGTAAATAAGTTTTTAAAAAAATTTTTTATATATTTAATCATGATATTAATGTTACGGGTCCTGCAGTAACCGTATTTCCTCCTGCTTGTTCTGTTACTGTCCAACCTCCAGGTGCTGCGGAAGGAACAGCAAAACTGTAATTATCCGTATCTACAACATTTATACTAAATCCATTTGAATTTTCAAACACTGAAAAATCAAAACCACCTCCAGATCCTTGTACATTTCTAAATCTAACAACATCATTATTTGATCTACCATGACTTGGTTCTAATACAAACACTGTAGCAATACCTTGATTAAATGTAAATGGGTTTGCTGGTAATAATCTTGCAACAGCAGGTTCTGATCTTCCAGGTCTTACGTGTCGTAAAGATATAGAATCACCATTCATGGGTTTTGGTTCTAATTGTGGTTGCTTTGGTTCAAACTCTGAAACATGAACGAAAGATCCATTCCATTCTCTAACCATTTCTTTGTATGGAAACTCCATACCTGATCTATCAGATATTGCTTTTGCATATTTACCTGTTGCGTATTTTGCCATTATGATCCTGGGTAATAAGCTTTAGGTGTAATGTATGTACTTGAAGCTGACCCATCCTCCGCTAGTGCTCTTTGAAATTCATCTTCATAAACTAATTTTAAATTTTGCATTAGTTGTGGTGCATATTTCATAGATAGGTAATATGCTAAACCTGAAACCATACAAGGCACAAATCTAAAAGGCATATCAGTTGCATTAGTATAGTTTCCTATATCTTGTATTCTTTTTATATAATAAAAGTGCATATCTTTAGATGCATTAGTAGAATCAGGTGTTGGATAAACACTAACACTAACATGATCTATAAATCTTTGAACCCAATATTGATTAGGTGTTCCTTTGGATAATTTATTAGAAAAACTTGCATAAGTAGATCTATCAACCTTAGTCATAGGACTATCTGATTGATCTGTTGATGTTCTGTTAGATCTTAATTGTGCTTCAAGAATATCTGATACTCCATAAGTATTAGCAGGGTTTGTAACAGCACTTGTACCATCACCAGTTGATCTAAAAAATTTATATTCAGCTTGTCCTTCAATTAAATCTAAATCAAGTTCACCTATTTCCCAATAGTGAATACCCCTATTACCCCATTCTTGAAGTAAAATATTTAATGATCTTCGAGAAGATCTTAATTGATAACCAGTTACATTGTGAATTCCAAGACGTTCAAAAGCCTCTTCTACTATTAAATCAATAGTGAAATCTTTATCGAATGTAGTTGTACCAGAAGTTGCGTTCGCCACTTTTTACCTCCTAGCCGGTGTAACCAATAGTTATCGAACCTGTTCCTGACATTGTTACATGACAAGCAGTTTCAAATCTTATTCCCTCACCTGGAACAAATATATCTAAACCCTCTGTTCCAAAATGTGAATGAAATTGTAGTGATCCACTGTTGCCAACACTGTCTCTTAATTCTATTTGACCTGAAGCATTGCCTTTAGCTTGAATGTAAGTCACTCTAATAGGACCTACATTTGTACTTCCACCAGAGATAGTTTTTAACTGACCTGTGCTTGTAATCCTTGTAAATTTTTGATCTGACATTTTTTCTCCTAAATTTTAGGAGCCCCGTAGGGCTCCATAATTTTATTACTCAGTGTCTGATGACGAATCAATACCAAGTACTTTTAGTACAATAGTAACACCTGTTCCACCTGGCGCTCCAGATAAAACAAGTTCAACTTCGTCTCCAGCTAGACCTGCAATTCCTGGTGTGAATCCAGACATACCTAATGCACCGTTACATCCTAAGAAACCTTTAAAACCAGTTGTGTTAACTGCTAAACTAGCTCCATCAACATAACCGTCTGTGTCAGCATCTGTTCCGATGTCAACTAAGTTAACATTATTTGCAGCTGCTGATGTAACTACAACACCAATTCCTAATGGAATGAAGTTTGTAGGAATTTGAATTGCTGATTCTTTTCCTGTAGTTGCACCTGCTGCAACAGTTATTGTTGCTGTAAACTCTTTGATACTCATTGTAGTTTTAACAGCACCTGTTACGTTATTTTTTTTAATTATTTCAAAACCGTTTTCTGATCGTACCGGTCCTGAAAAAGTTGTATTTGCCATAATTTTATCCTCCTAGTTTCCGAACATAGTCTCTAGGCCGTCGACTATACGCGTCTATGTTCTAATTAATTGTATAGTGATAAATATATACAGTAGTTTTTAGTAGAGTGCAAGAGAGTGTGTAGTGCGGATGGTGTTTTCCAACGATGTAGCTTTTTTATTAAGTAGCTACTGAAACTTCTGGAGCTGCACCTTCGACAGTATTCTGTCTGTGAGCAATAGCTG